CAATTAGAAAAGCAATCAAAGAAAACAAAGCAAATGCAGACTTTGGTATTGTTTCAACAGATGTATATGAAAGTTATTTACAATTTGTAGGAGACGATTTTACTCCATTACGCAATGACCAAATTCAAACTAATGGTCGTGGTGGATTATTCTACGGAATGCCAATCATCGAAGCAAACGCTTTAGGTGAGTCAGCAGCAAAATACTTTGACTTTACCGGAACTCTACAAACTGTCGATTTAACAAAAATTGATATTATCATGGGTGACCACGAAGCATTTTCAGCATTAAACAACTTTGAATTAATGAGAATTATAGATAGCGAACGTAGATCAGGTGCATTAGCACAAGTTGAAATGAACGCTGCTTATAGAGTAACTAATTCAGACAGAATTATAACTAAATACAACGGCGTACCGACTGCATAATTGAAAGGAGCATAAAGTATGGCAATAACTAGAAGTGAATATATAACAGTGCTAGAACTACAAGAGATACTAAATGATGATGGAACATTATATCCTGATGATGATGTAACTGCATTAAAGATTAATGAAGCATCGGAAACAATAAAAGCACATGCTTATAGATTTGTAAATATTTCTGAAGATGACTATACTACCGATACTGCTCCCAACGATTTGAAGTTAGCAACTGCATATCAAGTAAAATACAACGATGATAACCCAGCAATAGACGATGAATATGCAAGTGGTAATGATTCGGAAACAGTAGGTAGAACTTCAATAGTTTCTAATACTGGAGAAAGTGGTGCAATAGAGTACAAAAAGATAGCCCCTAAATCGCAAAGATATTTAATTCAAGGCAATTTAATAGTCAGGCGACTTAATGTCCGTCACTAAATTAAAACAAATGTGCAAACATACAATACAATTGGAAGTTAAGAGTAATGATGGCTACGGTGCGTCTTACTCTGCTCCTGTTGATATTGAAAATGTATATTTTGAAGATAGTATTCAAATAACAAGGGGATTGTCTGATACTACCGCATCTAAAGGTTGGTTTTTGGTATTACAAGATATTGATATTAAGCAAGGTGACAGGGTGACTTCACCCAATAGTAGAAAATATATAGCAACTGAAATAACTCGTTACTACGAGCCTAAAAGTACTATATTTAGACACTTAGAAGTTATACTTGATGAGGTCAATAATGGCTGATGCTACCAAGTACTTTGGTACTGTTGCTAAAAATATCAGAAATCAAATTAAAGAAGCGGAACGAGAATTATTGAAAGACATGAAAGATGATACAGATTTATTAGTACCACACGATACTGGTATGACTAGATTTACAGATACATTTATTGATTTTAAGAAAAAATCAGTAATGTGGACAAATGAATATATTGAGTTTATATATTTTGGTTTAAAATTTATGTTTCAAACAAATAAGAACCCCCGAGCTGGTGCATTGTGGATTGAGAGATCTATAAGTAAAAACATTACACATTGGGAAGATAAATATGTAGATACAATAGAAAGTGTATTTTAGGTGATAATATGATAACAGATTTTATTGATGAAATAAAAGACTTTTTAGTTAGTAACACAAGTTTAGTGTTTGGTACTGACCTATTTATAGGAACAATGCCTGATACAATAGAAAACTCGGTGTTATTAGTTAACTCAACTGATCCTGAATATACATATAGCATGAATGAAAAGTTCGGATACACAGAATACAATATAACTATTGTTATTCGAGGTAACGAAAAAGAAAATGAAACAAGAGCATTAGCTAACACAATAACTGATGTTTTAGAAAATTTAAACAGTCAAATTCTTGGTTCTTTCACATTGATTAGAGGGAAGTTTAGTGCTCCCTTATCTCAATTAGAACAAAGGGATGATAATGACAATTTTATTTATACTGGTAATTACCAATCTATAATAGAATGAAAGGAGCAATAAAATGGCAAGAAGTGCGAATTTAACAGCAAAATTTGAAATTGATTCAACTCCGTTAACTTCACCTACATTACTTGAAATCGGTGGAATTGAAGATTTCACTTTCGACTCTGAAGAAGAAGTACAAACTGGTTTCTTCGTTTCAGCTGGTGGTGCAGGTTATTCTGATGTCACAGCTGGTAGGTTAACTATTAGCGTAACTGGTAAAAGAATAGTTGGAGATATTGGTCAAGATTATATAGACGGATTAAACAATTCGTTTGGGTCTGCTAGAAAAAGTACATTAACAGTAACTTTTGATAGTGGTACAATCTACACAATTCCATGCTCAATTGAAATAAGCTCGTTATCTGGGGGAGCTGCTGAAGAACTTGAAAGTTTTGAAGTAACATTCCATAGTGATGGTGTTTGGGCAACGGCATAATGATTAAGGGAGGGAAATATCCCTTCCTATTTTTTTTAAATTGAAAGGATACGATAGATATGAAAGAATTTAAAAGTAAAAAAGTAGATATAGAAATAATTAAACTAGATGATAAAGAATGCAAATTAGAAGTTAACTTAAATAGTGGTAATGTTTTAGAAGTAGTAAAATTAGCACAGTTAGTAGATAAAACTGGCGATGTAAAGCACTTTATTAACATAGCAACACTAATATTTGGAAAAGAAGGGTTTGAAATAATAAACAAACTCAATTTAGAAGATTTTAGTAATTATATGCAGTATATTTTAACAAAATATATCAAACCACAAGCCGAAAGTATAAATAAAGGTCATAATTTTAATAAAAATAACTATGAAGAAAAGAAATATGAAGTTAAATAAATGGCATTATACTTATGATATACACAATTATGTTAAAATAAATAATAAAAGATATAAACTAAATACGGCTTACGACAATATTATGGTACTAATAAGGGCTATGAACGATGAGTTTTTAGAAGATAAGACAGAAGCATATTTAAGGATAATATTCTATGATAGTGATCACAGAAGTGTAACAGAAGATTTAAAAAGATGGAATGCAATAGATATACAAAGTTTGATTGCAGATATAAATAAAAACGCTTTATTTTTTGATAATAAAAATGATGGTAAAAAGGATTATGATTTAGAGCTTGATGCTGATTTGATTTTTGCAAGTTTCTATAAAGACTATAATATAAGTTTAGTTGAGAAAAAAGGAAAAATGAAATGGGTGGAATTTCTAATGCTTTTGGAAAATCTGTCAGAAGATACGGCATTAATGAAAATAATAACTTTATCAAAAACTCCTTCAAAAGAATTAACAATAGAAGGAAGAAGATTAAAGATAGAAAGAATTAGAATGTTAAGTAATGAAAAAGATTTAAACGCAAAATTAAGAGCATTTGAAAATATGTTAATACAAAGTACAAAGAGAAAAAAGTAAGTATGAATGTAAGTGTCTCCCAAAAATAAGGAGATGATTAGATGGCAGTAAAAAGAACAGTAGAATTTAATTTTAAGAGTAATGCTAGTACTTTGGTCACACAAATGGATCAAATTGAAAGCAAAAGTAAAAAGATTAGTAAAAACTTAAAAGATGTTGGTAAAAGTATAGCGGGTGTTGGTAAGAAAATGACCGTTGGTTTAACATTGCCTATCGTTGCAGCAATAGGGGCTAGTGCAAAATTAGCTTCTGACATGGAAGAAACAATAAGTAAAATAGATGTTATATTTGGCGATAGTGCTACCGAGATTAAAGAATGGTCAAAGACATCGTTAAAATCAATGGGATTAGCACAACAATCAGCATTAGATACTTTAGCATTATTTGGGGATATGGGTACAGGAATGGGATTAACCGCCGATGATGCAGGTAATATGGGTAAAGATTTAGTACAATTATCAGCTGATCTAGCATCATTTAAGAATATCAGACAAGATGTTGCAGAAACTGCTTTAAAAGGTATATTTACAGGTGAAACCGAGAGTTTAAAAGGTCTTGGTATTGTAATGACACAAGCCAACTTACAAGCATTTGCATTATCAAAAGGACTTGATAGTAATATTAAAGATATGAGCGAAGCCGAAAAAGTTAATTTAAGGTTTGCTTTTGTTATGGATAGAACAACCAAAGCACAAGGAGATTTTGAAAGAACTGGTGGAGCGGCAGCCAATCAAACGAGAATGTTCCAAGAGAGTTTGAAAGAGATAGGCGTTCAAATGGGAACAATCATATTACCAATGGTAACTAAAGTTATTACAAAGTTAAATGAATGGTTATTAGCATTTCAAGGATTAGATACAGGTACTAAAACAACTATTTTAGTAATATTAGGTATTGTAGCAGTATTAGGGCCGCTAGTAGCAATTATAGGAACATTGATAAGTGTAATAGGTGGTATATCAGCCGCATTCACTTTCTTGGCTGCAAATCCAATTCTATTGGTAATAGCAGCGATTATTTTAATAGTAATTTTGTTAATTAAAAACTTTGACAAAGTAAAGGCAGTAATAAAGATACTTGCTAAATTTTTTGTAGCTTCATTCAAAGTGGTTGGTAAGATACTTGGGGCTATATTTAAAGGTATAGGTAACATGTTCATTGGATTAATTAATCTTGTAATAAGTGGTTTAAACTTACTTATAAAAGGATTTCTAGCACCATTTAACGCTATTATTAAAGGTTTAAATTTAGTTCCGGGTGTTAACATACCAACATTAAAGGTAGCTATACCTAAGATACCTAAATTGGCAATAGGAACTGATCGAGTTAAAAGAGATGGTTTGGCTAATATACATAAAGGTGAAACTATTGTACCAGCAAGTGTTGCAAAAGGTGGATTTACTGGTAATATGAATAAAAACTTCCAATTAAATAAATCAAATAAAAGCAATATTAATATAACTTTAGAGCAAACACCAATAAACTTGAATATAAATAATAGGACAATCGCTAATGCAATATTACCTGAATTAACAAGACAAATAAGAGTTAGTGGGGGTGGTATTTAATGGCACAAATCGAATTAAAGATAGGTTCAGAGTTCTACAAACTAGAAAATCTACCTAATATTGAAAAATCATCGAGAGAAACAGTATTTAGCGATGTTATTATTGAATTTACTGGTGACATTAATGATTTACCTGTTAAATTACAAGAAGTGTTTATAGTAGATAGAGATGAAAATCCTGATAAAATACTATTTACTGGATTTGTAAATAATTATCAAACACAAAGATTTGATGGCAATCAATTTAGAAAAATGTTAACAATAGAATTATTATCTCCACAAACATATTCAACAAAAAGAACAATTACTATTATAGAAGAATTAGTATCATTAACTGATTCTGTTAACACTATATTGCAACCATTAGTAGATGATGGGTTCGTTATCTTAGAAAACAACCTACCTGCTGATATAATCTCTTTGAAGTATATATTTGAAACAGTTGAAAAAACTATGAATGATATGGCTAATAAGTATAATTTCTTTTGGTATATTGACGAAAACAAAAATATATTTATAAATAATATTGATGATTTAAAGTCAAACACATCAGTATTAACAATAAGTGATGCAACTACTATATCCGAATTTAAAGAGGTTCAATCAAAAATACAAGCAGTTGATTATGGGAATACTATAATTGTTAAGAATTTTAAATTATATTCAGAAACTTCAAGCACTTCAGCAGAAGTTATAGTTGGTGTTCCTTTTACAGTTGAAGAAAATGAAATTATGAAATTTAAATATCCAGTTGATATATCTGAAAATGCAGGTTCAAGAATACAATCTATATTTTCTGTTATAACCTTATTATCATTCACTATAACTGGACTAGGAGCTAAAAGTATTAATTATGACCAAGATACAAAAACAAGAACAATCAATGCTGATATTGGCTTCTTGGGTGATGATGATGATGATGCTAGTAAATTAATTTTATTAGAAAGAGATATTGATTTGCCTGATGTAATAACTGGTTTTAAATGGAACGATGCAACATCAAGAACAATTACCGATATATTTAGTTCAAGTACATTGATACCAACTACATTCAAATATATTGATCCAAATGAAATAGAAGCACAAAAAGGGATTATAAGCACAAGTGGTGTAGTTGAAAAGAGTATTGATGGATTAGGAAGATTCTTTACAAGTATCGAGATATTTGAATTTGCTAGTAGTCAGTTAACTTTAAATAATAGAGAAACAAGTGATGTTGAATTAACATTTCAAGGCGACGAAACTTCGAATATTGATATTATAATTGATGATTTAATAATTGGCAGTAAAATAACTCTTGATTTAGAAAATGAATTTGCTGTCGGTGATTTTATAATAACCGAAACGACAGAGAGTATAGAAATAGGATTAAAAAGATTGGAAGTTAAAGGTAGAAATTTTAATCTAATTGAAAACTTTATTGATTTATTTAGAAAACCAATGATTGAAGAAAACACACAACAAATATTTAAACAAGTTAATTCTATATTTATTCAAGATGAAAGTATATTTGAAAATCAAGAAATTAATGTTAATGGGGTGGTAGTCAATGAAGATAACTAATCGTGAGTTAATAGTAAGAATTTTCAATGACGGTAAACTAACGGCAGAAAAAACATTACATAATCGAGTATTGGATAACTATTTAGATTTTCAATCATTTAAAACAATGCCTAATAGCGAAAGAGATACATTATATCCAAAATTTGATGATGTTGATTTAGCAGAAATAAACGCTTTATTTAATATTTATATCGAATTTGATGCAACACAAACAATAACAGATACTTCAACAAGTATGAACTATGATTTACATTTTGGTAATAATTTTAGTACTAATTTAGAGATAG